GTTATGGATATACTATAGGTCAAGAACCAGAGATCTACACAGTTGGTGGTGGAGGTGCAGGATTTGCTGCTACTGCCTCTATATCTGATGGTGCTATTGGAATAGTCACAATTACCTCAGGAGGTACTGGATACTCTACAGTCCCATTAATATCCTTTACAGCAGCACCTGAAGGGGGTACAACAGCATCTGCTATAGCATACATAGATAGCGTGGGTATTGTTACTCAAATTGGTATTACTGATGCTGGTTCTGGATATACTACTCCTCCAACTATTACAGTTACTGCACCTTACATGGGTGGTTCTGGTAATTATGTCTTTAATGAGGTAGTAACTGGTGCTGCAAGTAGTTCTACTGGTAGGGTTAAGTCTTGGGATGCTTCCACTATGGAACTCAAGATTTCTATTATCAGTGGAGCATTTAATGATGGTGAGGTTATCACAGGTGGTACATCTG